GCAAAGCTCATATTCTCACGAATCTCGACATTCACAATATTCAATGAATTGTTGATTTTCTTCCACTTAGTAATAGTATTTAATTTCTTATCATAAATGGTAATTTGAAAATTATTTTCCAGATTCTGAATATCTTCTGTGTCCAAGAATGCAATAGGATACTTAAGAAAAAATAGATGGATACCCTGTGTGTTCCGCGACAAAGCGGTTGCTGACATGGTAGTGGTGTGGCGGGGAGTTGGATGAGGAAGATTTTTAGAAAACCTACTATATAGAAAATAGGTGAAATCAAATTTTTATTTTTTATTATTTAACTGTGTAAGTATTTTTATGAGTAGCTACTTTTTCTACAAAAAGTTGTCTATATGAAGGGGGCAAAAAGTTTTCTAGCGATTTTGCGAAATTATTTCCCCCCCCCACAAATATTGATATTTTACTCATTTACTCACTTACAATTTTTATTTTATAGTTTTATGGTATATATTTTTTATTATATTATATATTTATATTACCATAATTTATATATTTTATTTAATACATTAATTTTATTAGTATTTATTATATTTTAAACACCATTTACGTAATGACAATTACCGAATCCAAATGTTGTTGTTTTGTATCCAAATGTTGAAGTGCGGATCCAAATGTTGAAGTTAAAATCCAAATGTTGATGTTTTGTATCCAATTGTTGATGTTTTATAATAAAAAAAGTTATTTAAACATATGTTTCCTTACTTATATGGTTACTCACGTAAAAACTCACGATTTTATTTTCGTGAGTAATTTATAGGACACTATAAAATGCATAAATGCACTGAATGTTTATACACAACTGATAGGCAATATAATTTAAGTAGACATATAAATAAAAATCATTCAAATACAAATATAGAAAATAAATGTGATAAATGTTGTAAATTATATAAGACTCGTTCTGGTCTATCTAAACATATAAAAACTTGTAAAGGTATAACTAATCCTTTAGAATGTGATATATGTCATAATATATATTCATCACGTTCAGGTTTATCTCATCATAAAAAGATATGTAAAGAAAAAGTAAATCAAATAGTACAAATACCACAAGAGAATGCAGTCAGTATTACAAATAATAATAATATAGAGACCCAAATACAAACTAATAATAATATAAATACACAAAACAATACGAATAATATAACTATAAATTTACTTAAGTTTCCTGCAAATAACTATGAAGATGATTTCGATTTTTTGACAGACCATATTGATAAGAAATTATATACAAGATTAATTGACCATTATAAACCGATCGATGGTTTAATAAATTTTTCAAAAGAAGTGCTTAAGAGACCAGAAAATGCAATAGTACAAAAGAAAAATATACATACAAAATACAGTGATATACATATTGGCGACGGTAATTGGGAAGTTAAACAAGATAAAAACGTCTATCCCATGTTAGCCTTTCAAATGAGTCGTGCAGCATTTCAATGTACTGAAGAATATAAAAATAAGGTTAAATTGTTACGTACTAATATCGCGAAAATATTAGATTATGTTGAATATATCAATAATGTTGATGTAGATAATGATGAAGATTGCAAAGACCAAAAATATAAAACTTTTATTGACGAAATGATATGTATTGTCCATAATTTTACACGAAATTGTTGTAAAATTTAGATTTAGAGTTTATTATTTTTACGAACTTGATGCAGATGATGACTCTACACCTTTAGCTCTACGTAATAAATAAGCATGGAAAGAGTTAATAAATTGTTTAAAACTACCCATTTTACGTATTTCTTGTACGGCAAATTTCTCTAAATCATTACGATGTATATCTGGATATCTCATACGCATATATGCATACCATAGTGACCATATTTGACAATTTCCACTAGGATTTGCCATTCTTAGTTCAAGTTCTGACCAATCCAGTTTATGTAAATCACCTATGCATGTATTTAAACGGTCAATATATTCATAATTATATTTTTTGAAATATTTTTCAATAGCTCTATCTAAACGGTAATCATTATCTAAATTTTTATTTACTCTAGTGCCATTTGGTTCATAATGTTCTATTGTACGCATTCTTTTATCCATTATAACAATATTTTGATGCCAACCAACATCACTTCCACGTATTTTAAGGAAAAATACAATTAATCTTATTTTTTCATTTGTTAAAGCAGTATTTATAAATTCGTCTATATTATCTGGTGCTACAAATACTCGTTTGCCTTTTTCATTTATATCCCATCTAAATTCATAATTAGAACTGAAAGTTTTGGGTTGAATTAAGGCACAATGGGGATTCTTTTTTATTAAAAATTCAATTATATAAGGTTCATACATACCAATATGTTCATATAAATCTCTGTAATGTTTTACAAAGTGTTGTTTAACTTTTACGCAATCTTTACCATCTAAATATTCATTCTTTACACAAGGTGGTGTAATACCTTGCACGGCTTGTCCAGCCGGTCCACTTGCATTGACACATTTACCCGTTTCTAGTTCACGTACCTTTAAGTCTTCATCCGGTTTACGCTCACATTTTGTTTTAGAATCTAAATATTTCTTAGATACCTCGGCAGCTTCAGCAAAAACTTTAATAAGTTTATCTGCTTTGCCTACTAAACATTTCTTTACACTATCATCTATAGATTCGCTTATATGACGCACACGATATTTAATATAATTTACTAAGAATAAATTATATATTGAACCATAATCACCTGGGTATCCACGTTCTACTAATATATCATGTAAAACCTTGTATTTATATTCAACAAACTTTGGAAATATTACATCAATGTCTCTGTCTAAACCAAATGTAGCTAAAATTGGCATAAGCATTTTTTTTATATCATCGACAATAAGCTGAACTAAATCGAAATTTTTATGAGCATAACCGAAACGATCATCCCATAATTCTACTCCGCCGGTTTTTGTACTTAATATAATATATACCATATGTTTCTTATTATCACGAAGCTTACCACAGTCTCCAGATTTTTTCATAAGTAACATTGGAAATATTATAAAATCTATATTATCATCTTGAATTTTAGCAGTGATTTTCTCAATATCTTTTGCAGTCCATTTTGGTGGAAGAATTTTTCTTAATTCAAGTTCACGAATATCATAATCTAAAATATCAATTTCGCCAAGTTGAGCTGCATCCATGTATTTTACATATGCAGAGTCTTTCATACATTTATATTTAAAAACCTTATTCGAATCGGGAAATGCACTCTTGGTTTGTAAATAACACCAAGATTTAGGTACTACATCTAAAAGATACTGTAAAAATCTTAGGGAAGAATCACCCATAGTACTAATATAATAAAGGAAAAAACTAAAAATAAACTTTATACAGGTGCAACTAATAAAGACACACGAGGAATCATATTATTATTAATTTCAGCATTAAACTCTTCGAGACATCTTTTTTGTTCTGCAGTTTTCTCTAGGGCAATACTAGCTTTATAAGCTTCTTGTGCTTTTAACGCATTTATATAAAAAACTTGCATAAGATCACGGTAATGATATAATATAACTAAATTTGTATTAGTATTATTACCTAATTCACTGTTTATATCATATATAAGTTCAACATATTCTAATTCATCATTTATATTTTTAACAGGTACAAATACATATGTATATAAGAAATTAATAAGACCATCTGTAAATTCAATATCGGCACCTCCTCTTTGTTTATTTTTAATATAATGACGTTTATTTTTATTATTATTTGTTTTTAGTTGTATATATTTTCCTCCATTACGTCCTGTTCTAATTATATAACGATGCCCATTATATATATAATATTCTTTCATAGTTTTTTTATTACCACCTTCATTTATATTGAGTGCTGCATCTACTAATTTAGATAATATTGCGTTATCTGATTTATAAACCAATTCTAAAGTAATAGGTTCAGGAGGTTGAAATTCTTTATATTCACATTGTGTAGCACCAGAAATACGTCCCTTTAATATAAAATTACAAGCATTTTCATTTCTTATAAATGTACTTGGTTTATCAATATCTTCATCATATGTAGTTTTATGGGATTTGACTAATATATTACCATCTCTTTGCCTTATTAATCCAAATGTAATATGATTACCTATATTGGCAATAGTTTTAGCACCACCTTGTACACTTTCATAATCTGATTTAAAATTGTCTTCATTTATATAACCTACAATTTCAATACCATCATTACCTAACTCAATTAATAATTTTAAATTATTTACTAAATATATATAATACCATCCTTGTGTATTACCTGGTTTTATATAATATTTACTATTATTTATTTTTACACTTTTAATAATATTTAATAAATTTGGTTCTAAATTTTCTTTGCATCCTTTTTGTGGTGTAAAATATAAAATTTGTATATTTGTAGTATCACATTTTTCTACAAAATTTTTTAAATTATTATATAAATCATTTATGTGTAATTTTGTAGACATACTATATAATATAAATATTACATTCTTTAGTTGTTTTTATACGAAAATTTGATTTTTTTATTTTTCTATATCTCAATTTTACTAAAATGACTGAGTGTGATAGTACAATTCATGTATCTATAGATGGAGATTTCTCATTTATTGATGATAGATTTTCTAGGGAAATCTATGAAGATGCATGGAATACTATTCATTTGAAACCAGAATACATTGAATATATACGCCAGAAATCACCGCGACAGGCATGGGTAACAAACCGCGATCCTATTGCTGTTGAGATATATAGCTCAATGAAACTCATTAATAAACATTCTGGGTGTTCTGTAGCATGTACTATGCGCACAATGGAATATATTATCAAAAATGGCTGGAATGCATGGGTGGAAAAATTTAATTCACCAGCAGATGATTCTGGTATAGATTCTGATATTGATAGTGAGTGAAAATGTGGGTAAGTAAATAATGTATGTAAAAAAAATGAATTTTTGTTTGTAGCTTCATTTAGTATAAAAAATGGTGAAAGAATGCAATGTATGTTGCGAACCATTTAATAAATCAATACATAAACGAATTAATTGCAATTACTGTACATATGATGTATGTACTACTTGCACTCAAAAATATATGCTTGATAGTAAGCAAGATGCTCATTGTATGAATTGCAAAAATGCATGGAACCGTGATTTTATGGAATCTAATTTTACCAAGAAATTCTATAATACTGAATATAAAAAACACCGCGAGACTATTATGTTTGAACGGCAAATGAGTATGCTACCAGAAACTATGCCATTCATTGAGGTTCGAAGGAAAGAGATGAAAAATACTGAAACTCTAACATCAATGCGTAAGGACTTGAATAAAGTTAAAACAGATATGAAAACATTTGCTACTGATGTTGGTAATAAATATTATCAGATGGTTCCGAGTGAAAAAATTGAATACCAAACTAAGATAGGTGATTTTAAGAAAAAAATTGAATGTTTGAAAATAGATATAGAAACACAACTCACTGTATTTAATATTGATACATCTCGTACTAAGGCTGCTACTGAGCGGAGGCAATTCGTAAGGCAATGCCCGGCGAATAATTGCCGAGGTTTCCTAAGTACTCAGTGGAAATGTGGTTTGTGTAATGTGAAAGTTTGCAACAAATGCCACGAGATTAAGAAAGAATCTGGTGGAAGTGCAGATGCGACAGATGGAGAGCATGTATGCAATGAAGAGAATATCAAAAGTGCAGAGGCTATTGCACGGGAATGCAGACAGTGCCCGAAGGCTAATTGTGGAGCTATGATATTTAAAATCGATGGATGTGACCTGTTATGGTGTACCATGTGTCATACTGCGTTCTCTTGGCGGACTGGACAGATTGATGAATCTGGAAATATTCATAATCCTCATTATTATGAATATTTGCGTAAGACTAATGGTGGTGTGGCTCCGCGACAGCCAGGTGATTTACTCTGTGGTGGTTTGCCAAACTTCTATTCGTTAACCAATCACTTGTATCCACTCTTTGGAATAGTTAGGTATTCAATGAATAAAAATGATGAAGAAACTAAGAAACGAGAATTTCTCTATGAAATTGAAACAATTCATCGTATGCATGGTCATATTAATCAAATTGAAATGCCAAAATATGTACCAGCAAATATTATTGAAGTTCATCGAGACCTGAGGATAAAGTATATGCTCAATATGATAGATAAAGATGAACTGAAAAATGAACTCTATAGGCGCGAAAAAGATAGAGATAAGAAAACAGAGATTACTATGGTACTGCAAACTTACCAAGGAGTTGTTATGGAGAAATTATTGAATATGATGCAGAAAACATCAGAATCTGAGATTCGTGAACTCTATGATGAAATTGTGAAACTGCGTGATTATATCAATGAGTGCTTGGAGAAAATTAGTAAAAGATACAATAATGTAGTACCAGTTATTATGAAGGATTGGCGGTTTAGTACAACTGGTATTGAAAAGAGGCGAGAGGCTGCCGAGAAACTAAAAGAGGAAGCTAAAAACAAGAATAAGAAGCGGTTTGATAGCGATGACAGTGATGGCAGTGAAGATGATAGTGAATATACCACAGAAGACGACAATTAAAATTTAATAATAAAAATATATTACCTATCTGAAAAAATGATTTTTGTCATTTTATTTTGTTAATTAAATACACATAATATCATATGCCAGAATCAGTCGATTCTGCTGATGAATATTATGAACGTCTGCAAGAAATTTTCCCAAATGCAAATTGTACAGATGCACCATTTTATATTTCAATGGACATAAAATCATTTAGTAATATTCTTTCGAATCGTGATATGATTATTATATTTTGCGAGTACAATTGTGGATGTTTTCGAGGCACAACTAGGCGACCAAAGACTCAAAAAATTCTAGTTACGAAAGAGCAAAACAGTAATACCATCACTATCAAAGATGCAATTCAGGCTTTTTATACACATAAGTATAAGGCAAAGTGCGACCACTGCTATCTCGAAGGGTTTAGTCAGATTTCCGATACTGAGTTTATTGCCGAGTTTGGCAGCTGAATTTTGCATCTAAGTATGGTATGGTGAAGTGGTTATATTTGAAACAAATAAAAATATGAAAAATGTATTTTTGTATTTTTATTATGCTCTTATCATATATAAAGGAAGCTTATTATAGTAGTATAATGAATTATGCTATTATTGTAGCGTGTGAAATAGATGGTGGAATTGGAAAAGATAATCAGCTTCCCTGGAAATTACCTGAAGATTTAAAAAATTTCAAAGAAGTTACCAGTAATGCACCGGAAGGTAAAGTAAATGCAGTTATTATGGGACGGAAAACATGGGAATCAATTGGACGCGCATTACCAAATAGAATAAATGTTATTATATCAAATACATTAAACATAAATGATATATCAAAATGGAAAGTATTTAGAGAAACCATTATAGTTGCAAAGAGTCTCGACGAGGCACATATGAGATTAAAAGAATTTCACAATATTGATACCATATTTGTAATCGGCGGAGCATCACTTTATAATGAAGCGATATATGATCATAGATATACAACATTATATATGACAGTACTCTATAAAAGCTTTGAATGCGACACATTTTTCCCTGTGAATTTGATTAAATATAGATATAAAATACATAAGAAAAGTGAAATACTCACGAGTCAAGAAACTGACACACAGTATAAATATTTATTATTCAAGCAATAAAATTTGATTTTTGTAAGATTACATTATTGTATATAGAAAACAATATGAATTCAATTGAAATTACCGATGCGGTGGCTCGTATTAATTTTCTAAGATATTTATCCCTTTTTATCAAAGAAGATGACCTGACTGCATCACCTGATATTAAAAATTTTATCCTGATGTTTCGCAATGATGATGAACCATGTATTTCACCTTCGTATGGCGAATTTCACTGGAATGATATTGAATCTGGTAATGAATTTCTTATTCACTATATGGAAGAAGGTGATACCTTGCCAAGTCCTATGGATATGAATGGTGCCGTATATTTCAAACGGCTAAAAATATTTCATCCAAATCTTACTGCACTCAAAGAATTTATTACACGTGCAGTAACCTATAAAAAGAAAAAAGAAGAAAATCGCATTAATGTATATAAATCGAGCAGTAAAGGATATTTTGATTGCCCAGCAAAGGTTTACGCACAAGACTTTGAAACTGGTATATATATTCCGAGTGCTATCAAAGATGAAATTATTTCACGTATTGATACCTTTCTAAAACCGAGGACGAAAGAGCGTTATATTTGTTACGGTCGTGATTATAAACTCAGTTTTATGTTAGCTGGACAATGTGGTGCCGGGAAGAGCGCACTCATTAAATCTATTGCCGCTAAGTATGACAAAAGTGTATATGCTTTTAATTTTTCAAAGAATCTGACGGATGACACACTGATTAATCTTATGCGTGAAGTGAAAAATGATAGCATTATTCTATTTGAAGATATTGATGCGTTCTTTATTAATCGCGAGGCATTGAATATTAATATCAGTTTCAGTGCACTATTGAATATTATGGATGGTGTATATACTTCAACTACAGGTTGTATTACGTTTATTACGGCGAACAATCCTGATCGCCTAGATTCTGCACTGATTCGTCCAGGACGTATTGATAAGATTATACGCTTTGATTATCCTCGTAAAACTGAGATTCGCACCGCATTTAATGATATGGTAGATCCTGATCCTAAAACTGGTAAGACTCCCGATAATTTCGAGGAATTCTATAGTCATATTAAAAATGTGAAAATTACTATGGCTGGTATTATAGACTATCTATTTCGCTACCATTATGATAATCTCTATATTAAAAATATTGAAGAACTACTAAATCAGACACAAATATATCATGAGATTATTAATGACAAAACAGAAAAAATGTATGCTTGATGACATTTATAAATTATATAAATCGAGAGCAATCGCCGTTTTAATGTATTGCATCTTTGCAGTTTTTTGGTCCATACCGCGATTTTCGTTCCAGGCTGACCATTTCGCTTTAGCTTTCATTTGTAACATACTTGGACTCGGGACATTACAATCACCCACCGTTGCCTGTTTAAATAACCCATAAATTTTAAGCAAATTCGCCTGGGGAAGCATTAAACCATCTCTAATGAGATTTTCAATTTGTTCTGATGATTTCTTGAAGTGGTAATCTGTGGAATGGGCGGCGGTCTGTGTTGTCATTGCGAAACTAATATAATAATATGCGCTAATCCTTAAATCTTTTCCGCCGCTGGATATAAAGATAACTTAGATATTTTATTCTAATTAGTAAATATGACGACTACTTCAGGTGTAGGTATAGGCGAAGATGTTATAAATTGGAATTATGAAACTATGTATACTTGGTATAATAAACAAAATATAATTAATGATAACGATGATGGTAATAGAAATATATATGCATTTGTATATGAGTCTAAAAGTCCGTCTAAAAAAGATAAAGGTACAGTTGAATCATTTATTACGGCAAATATGATGTGTGTAGGTAAAATGCCTATATATTTAGATGAATATCCTAATGGGTTATACATTGTCACCGAAAAAAATAAAGAGACTTCACGGTCAAAGTGGTTATTCTTTGTATATCCTGAAAAGAAAATGTGTTTTGATAAAGAAAAAGAAATAATATTAGCAGATCATTTTACATTTTGTTTAGATAGCTCTGATAAGAAAAATTCTGTTCACTTCCACACAACTACATATATTTGTTATAAGGATGCTAACAAAGAAGAAACTTTTGCCAGTTCTCGTATAAAAGACTATTTTCCTGATAAAATTAAAATAAATAAAGAAACTAAAAAAGAAGAGAATGGTAATATCCTTAAAAAACATAATGGTAAAATTAAAGATATTATAATGGATCTTATGATTTATCCATGGACATCAACCGCAGGTGGTGCAAGAAAACGAAGAGGTCGTAAATCTATTGATAAATTAAATCATAGAACTATTCTATCACCTACATTTAATAATTTATGGGATCGTTGTAAATTCAAAGGCATGATTGCGATAGGCATACGTAACGAAAGTGATGGTAAAATTACATGGAATGTTATGTTTATAAGAAAAGAAAGAGAAAGAGTGGGTCAAGTATATCCTGCTTATGTTTTTACTACAGATACTGCTGATGAAACTGTCTTTCAAAATACACTTGCTGGATATGCAGATGTCAAAGAAGACTAAGGTAAATTAAATATACCTTGGAATTGTAAAGTAAATGACGAACCGCGAATTAACTATAAGTGATCTTCCTAGAGACGTACAGCTTAATATTATAAAATATCTTGACATTGATACGCGTAGGATTTTTGGTATTATACATAAGATGCGATTAGATGGTCCAATATATACTATGTTATCCGAACATATACAGAGAACACAAAAATCTACGCGTGTGTATTATCATAATGATGGATATATTGTTAATAAATTTATAGGAGGTTTATACGAAGACGATATAAATGTGCAATTTCAACCACTCTTTCCAAAATATATCATACGAGTTGAAAACTTATCACAATATTTTGCCTATATTATTAAAAATTATACTTATGAGAATAATGTGTGTAAAAATTATGTAGTATACACCTGTTACAATCCTAAGAATATACGTTATGGCGAATATACCACGGAAATTGAACCGGATACTTATGAGTATTAGATTTAACAGTCGAAACATTTTGTTTTGACACCATTATAGGCAGCAGCTGGGTCGCCACCACTGCGTATAATAAGATCAGTTTCACAATCATAGCATTTATTAGATTGACCGCGCCATCTTGTGTTTTCGGAAAATTGTCTCTCGCAATTTACACATTTCCCTGTATGCTGAAATTCTGGCGCCGGACTTTCTAGGGATTTTACTGTTTTGTTTGTAGCTACATTTTTTCCTGTTTTATTTTTGTTTATAATCGCGATTATTATAATTGTTATAATGGTAAGAAATATTGCGATTGCGATTGCGAATGCAAATGTAATAAGTAGTGTTTTATTTATCTTAATTGACTTCAATAGCTTTGGCAATTTCTGTAAGCGAAGTTTCATATTTATCTAACTCTAATTGCTGTGAATATATAATATTTTCATAGTCTTTTATTGTATTTATAGCTTCACTATAAGCTTCTTCAAGAAGATATATGCACGTTTGTTTTGGAGATAGCGGATTTAATAATGCCTCATGAGCAATAAGGATTTTGTTTGTTAAACAGTTAAATTTATTACGTGGTGTATATCTCTGTCTTTTATGTTGTGCAGTAGAAATGGGCGTGGGTGTCATCGATGCAGGAGTTGAAGTAATAGACGCGTTCATAATATATTATACAATAAATAATTCTACTTTTTCTACGAATGTATATAAAAATGATGTAATGTTTAAGTATTTATATTTGTATTATATTTAGATATGTAAGTGCATTAAACCGAATATGATGAAGAAGAATACGACGGTGTGTAATAAAAGACCAGCGGTTGTTGGGCAACCTGCGGAGGAAGCAATTGGTACTAATTTACCAAGTACCATGTTTACTAATTTGAACATTGGTGGTGAAGCAATAAGTAAGAAAACAAGGGCGGAGTATAAAGAGTAACGAGCTTTATCTAACTCGCTTTTGTTTGGGTGCATTTGTTTCTATAAATTTGCAAAGATAAAATTTTACATTGGAATAGAAATATTGCGGTAAAATGGTGCAAAAACAACTTAAGGATTAAACTAATCAATAATTGAGGACTATGGCTGATACCAAAAAGATTAAAAAAAAGATAGTCGATAAAAATGATGATTTGAATATTAATACTGGCGTGTATATTATAATTACTGGTAAACAGAATGGTAATATAACATTAAATATTAACAAAACAGATGATGTTGAACAAGAAGATAAAAATAAAGTTATAACAAATATATTTCGGGTGCACCGTGTATCCGAGTTTTTTGATTTTTTAACTAAACACCCTTTAACAGTCAAGGCAGAAGTTAAAAACGATAGTGGTGTTAATTATGTCTTTTCCGCGGATGATTATAAAAAATTAATTCTTCTTGCTCGGAAACAACAAAAATATTATATTGATGTTGATTTACCGGTTGATACTCCAGTAGTGGATTTTATACCGAGGCAAATTAATATTAATAGGGGTAATAAGATTCAAAAATATTCTCAATCTGGAGAGTTGTTGAAAACTTACATTGGTATTCGTGAAGCTACGCGACAAGAATCTATTTCAGACACAACTTTAAAGTACGCTATTACTCATAATACTATTTATTCAGGTTTTCGTTGGCTTTTTTTAGATAGGGATTTACCCGATGACACAGTTCAAGATATTGGCGAGTCGGTTAAAGTAAATACTCCTAAAAATGCCTTTGTAGCTATGTTGGATATTGAAAAAGCAAATATTGTGCAAGTTTTTCAAAACCAAAAGACAGCTGCTGATGCACGAAAGTTAAAATCTTCTTCGGCGATTTATCAAAGTATTGTGAGAGGGAATTTATCGAGTGGGCATTATTTTCAGTATTATGATGACTGTTCTGATGAGTTAAAAAATAGTTACTTAGAAAGGGGTGGAGTTTTACCAGAAACTCATGTTAATAAGGGGGTGGTTATTAAACAAATAAACCATATTACGGGGGATATTATTAAAGAATTTACAAGTATTTTGGAAGTTCAAAAACACTTCCAAGTATCAAGTAAATGTATAAAAAAGGCGATTGCTACTGGAGAGGTGACTAAGGGGTTTAAATGGTCATATTAAATAATGTAATATTATGCGGTTAATAATAGGTGTAGGTTTTTGGTTAGTCGGCGTGGTGGGGATTTGATAGTTTTATAGAAAACAGCGGATATGTTATGTTTGTTGTGTTCACATAATATATGAGAGGTTATTGGTATGGTCGTGAAAACGATGTAGTTTTTCTGTGTACAAAATTAAATTTGTATTTTTATATTTCTTAGTTTTTGGTAAAACTATGTGGTTCCAAAAATACATTAAAAATTCGGTGCGTTTGAAATTGTTTTCTTTAAATGAGCGAATTTCTTTTTAAATAGTTTTTATGGAACTCAAAAATATATCTATGTAAAACTCCGGAGGGCGAAATAAAATATTTTCTTAGTCTATAGTAGAACCCGCAAAAATGGCTTCCGCTGTTCCTCCCCCAGTCTACCCAGTCGTACAAAGTGCACCTGCTGACTACTTCCAACAACTCCAGACTCTTAATGAAGTAAGAGGTGTTGACCGTGATTTATGGAAATCAGGATACCAAAATACTCATGAAATATTAAACCACTCAGAACGCAATAACAATTTAAACGAATACCGTGGTAACCGTGCATTCGATTACTTAAATAACCACATTACAACCGCAGCTGCTGATGGCTTAGCCGCAGTTGAACGCACTGGTCGTGATGCAGTATTAACCACTGAGAAATCAACTGCAGCACTTGGTAGCCAAGCTGAACGCATTGCTAGTATGTTAGGTAATCAAGCAGAACGTATTGGTGCAATGAATATTGCAAATAATGAAAAAATAGGAAACACTATTGGTCAACAAAATGAACGCATACACAGCGATATATCTATACAAAATGAACGCATTGGTAATGGCACTGCAGTACAAAACGAACGTATTGCAACTGGTGTAAGCATACAAAATGAACGCATCGGTGCAGCATTATCTACACAAAATGAACGCATTGCCACACAAAATAGTGTACAATCTGAACGCATTGCAAATCAATCAAGTGTCCAAGCTGAACGCATTGCAAATGATGTTAAAGGTGTATTAAATGGCAATTTCACTGAAACTCTTAATGGATTACATGATATACGTGCAAGAAATACCGATAACTTCGCAAAAACATGGGTTGAACAGGCAAATGCCAATACCTTAGCTTACCGCAACACTGCTGACTTAGCTCGTTTAAGCCTTGAAAACGCGGCAAAAGCAAGTCTTGAATTACAGAGAAGTGAGAACGTATTAGGCAAACAAGCATTAGAAAACACTACTCAGCTCATGAGACTCAGTCTCGAAGGCTTTGCTAAGACCCAAGTTGATATTGCCAAATCTGAGGCAACATTAACAAAACAAATGCTTGAATCAGAACACAAGATTCTTGGCAAGATGGACCACATTGAAACTAGTCGCTTACGTGACAAGACTTACTTCGGTGCTGCCCGTGGCTTAATACTCGATGAATACCGCAACGGTAACTTCGACCAAAAATGCCACCACTACCGTCGCCGCAGCCATAGCCACAGCCGCAGCCCACGCAGACGCCATGATTATGATGATTACGATTATGGTCGCGGTGGCAGACGTCGCCGTGATGATGAAGAGATACGTATTAATGTCGTATCTAACATCCGTGACCGCAATGACTCTGTAGCTGGTGCAGGAGCAGGTGCATTAGCTGTATAGCAATTAAATTGTAACTCTTCAGATACCATCAAAGACCCTCAAAATAATAAAAATAAAAAACCAAATGATAAAGACGATCATGAATCTTTGACGAGACATGAAGGGTTACTCGATGTTATATACAGTCCAGAAACGGACACAAGTGACTCTGAATCTGATGCTGGTTCAGAATGCCAATATAGCCCACGTGAAATCGTTAAAATGATAAAAGCCATCCGAAAGATGAAGGGACCTCAAGGACCAATGGGACCTCAGGGACCGATTGGACCACAAGGACCAAAGGGTGATAAAGGTGACAAGGGTGACCAAGGAAACCAAGGCGATAAAGGTGACAAGGGTGACCAAGGAAA